TCTACTGCATTTTGTATAAATGGTAATGACAAACTTAATAAACCACAGCCAACATCTAAAATGTGAGAATTATTTAAACCGTAATGTTCAGTTTCCAATTTATAAATTTCTTCTGAATATTTTTCTGGTGTTGGATAAAAATCGTAAGCCATTATAGCATTTCTTAAAGTTTCAAATAATTCTTGGTTTTTTTCAATATAAAAATTCTTTCTGCCTGTTTTTAAAAATTTTAATAATTCATCAATACCTTTAATAACTTCTTCTTGTTTATTATTTAATTTTAATTTATCATCATCTTCTTCATCACTTTCACTATCACTTTCACTATCTTCAACTGGTTTTACTAATTTACCATTTCGCCATATTTCAATTTCACCATCACTATCACTCTCACTATCTGAATTTTCTAATTCAATCCATTTGTTTTTTTCAAATGTTTTTTTTACTTCTGGTATTACAACTGGTTTATTTTGTTTAGTTTCAAAATGTATTTCATTATCTTTAGACGGTTTTAATATAATACTTTTTTGTTTATTTCTGGTGGTCAAATTTCCCGTTTTTGTTATAGGGCTAATTTCAACAACTTTGTTATTTTTAGTGACATTCGCCATTTTTGGTATTTGTAAATAAATACTGTTAAACTCCTTTAAAGTTTTATCATCCTTAATATCCATTTTAGTAAATTCAACAATGGTTTTTAATTTTTCAGCCTCTTCAAATATTTTGTCATATTCGGGTTTTATTTCCATTCGTCTGTCTTTTAATTTTTGTAATTTTATTTTTAATTCTCTTTTTTCTTTTGAATTACCTTTTAAAAGAATTATTTTATTTTCAATTTCTTCAATACTATTTTTTAAATTAAAATGTTCGTCCCTTAGTTTTTTATTTTCTGGTTTGTTAGTAAATTTTTTATACACTTCTCTCATTTTTTTTATTTTTTTCTTTTTCATCTCTTCTAATCCTTTATTTATTAAATCACCGTGTTCTTGAATGTGTGGTTCGTCGTCGGGTGAAATTCTAATAACGACAGATTTCTTTTTATTTCTTGTTGTCAAATTTCCCGTTTTTGTAATCGGGTTAACTTCAACTAAACGCCCTTTGTTAGTTTTATTTATCATCGGTGTCGGCACCTCTACAATATAATTATTAAATAGCGGTTTCATTCCTTGACCAATTAAAGTCTCACTTGGTAATCTATTTAAAATATCGCTGGTGTGTTCTGTTAAAGGGTTTAAAGTTTTGTTTTCAATTGTAATATTTTGATTTGATACATCCTTATCAATTTTTAGTTTTTTGCTTTTTGGTAAAAATACATTTGCTACTGATTTAACGGCATTTGTCGCCGTGGTTTTAACCTTATTATATACATCTGCTACTGGTTTAACTGCACTGACTATATCGCCACTTGACCTAACATTAAACTCATTTTCTTTTTGTTTTTCAAATAAATGTGCTGGATTTACATTTATTATTTCTTTTGCATTTTCACCAATTTTACGGGTTATAACTGCTGATTGAGAATGACCAACTAAAGATATATTTTTTTCACCATATTTTTTAACAATTTTATTATATAGTTCTTTTGCTCTTTTAAATCTGTCAGTGTTTTCGTATTGTCCTACAACGTAGGCAATATTATTACTCCAATCAGTTAATGTCTTTTCTGTTCCTCTAAACACTGCTACAACATGATCATTGGAGGGATTATAAAATGTGCTAATTTCGGCGGTTGACAATTCTTTGTCTTTTTTATATCCGTCAATATCGTCATCAGTGGATTTATAAGATGCTTTTATAAATTTTTCAAGATTTTCAGAACTTATTGCTCCACCTTTTAAGCCATTTTTATAAGCAATAATATATATTTTAGTTCCATTGTCAAAAACTTTATTTTTAAATAGATATCCTTCATTTTCTAATTTCTTCGGGTCTTCTTGTCTAAAATGAATATAATTTGGTTTGTCATTATCTACATCATTATATTTTAAATTACGGGTTTTTAACCACTTGACCGCTTTTTTGACTGTAAAATTATTTTTGTCAAATAAAACACTTTGTATAATTTCATTCATTTATATATAATTAATGTATATAAAAAAAATAATCAAAAAAATAAAAAGTCACTGTTAAGTTTAATCATTATTATATCTAATAGTAAAACTTCACAGTCCCGAAAAATAAAAACAAATACTTCACAGTCAGATTTTATTTTAGTTCCTTTTTGATACTCAACATCACAGTCAACTCATCCTTATTAATATTTGAATTTTCATTTATATTTAGATTATCAGAACCATATTTAATAAAATATATTTTGTCTTTTAATATTTGTATTTTATCATTTAACTCATCCTTATTATAAATTAGATTTTGCATTTTCAAACATTTTTTATTTTTCAAATGGTGATTATACCATTGAAGATTTGTTTCAATTCCACAGATAGAACAAGTAATTTTAAAATTGAAAAACTTTTCATATTTCTCTTTTGCATTATCACGATATTCTAAATCTTTTTTCATTTTACGATATTTACTCATTAATATATATTAATTATATATTAATAATATTTTAATAATATATTGTATTAAATATATTTTACCATTTTTACTCCTTTCTCCCACATTATAACTGGTGGTGATTGGTGATAAAAGGCTATCCATCGGCTATCTATCTCGTTAACTTTTCGTATTTGGTCTTTAGTTAAGCCGACGTAGTTCTCTAATAGATTATTTACAATTCGGGGCGGTGTGCCATCTGGAAAATATACAATTAGATGACTTTCATTTAAAATGGTTTTTGTTTCGTTTCCTTTACAAGCCAAATGTGAGGTATAGCAACAACTGACATTTTCATGTCTACCTGTTTCTAAAATTTTATTTAAAATACCATTAATTTTTAATTTTAAGCGTTTGTCAGTGATACAGTCTGTATCATCAAAAATAACCATTGTATTTTTATAAATTTCAATATTATTTAACTCTGTATCGTTTAAAAATTCTTCATTTAGTTTCATTTTTTTAAGCCCTTTTATTTTATCTAATGAACCTGCATCAGTTGTAATACTGCTAAACAATATAACATCGTTTTTCGGGTGTTGTTTTTGGTATTCTTTAACGTAATGCATTACAAAATAACTTTTACCACTTCCCGATTTTCCCGAGCAATAGATTATTGACCGTTCCTTTGTTTTATCTGGTATAGGTTGTATATAGTCTTTATCTTTACATTCAATACTTTTTAAACCGTTTTTATTTGCATCAACTTTAACAATTAACTCATCATTTTTATCATCATCTTTTATTTTACATATCAAACTCCCGTTTTCAAAATTCAATGACATCTTAAACTATTATATATTTATATTATATTTTTAATATAATATTTTTAATATATAAATATATTATATAATGAACCAAAATTTAGTAGATAAATTATATTACGATATTACATTTACAAATTTAGCAGGTGACCAGACAATATCGCCAGTTGTTAATTTTACCGAAACCCGTAGTTTGCCATTTATTAATGACCCCGAACAATATTATTTAAGTATTATAAGGTTTTCGTTAGACACGGACAGTTTACCCCTTTTTATTCCGACAATTCAAATAAATCAACCAGATATTAATTTAACAATATACTCTGTTTCAATGTCTTATAATGTTGGTGGCGTTGATATTGTAAATAGAACATTTATAAGGTTTAGTCCTCAGAATTTAATCGCAACATTGCCGACACCTCCATCAGAGACACCAGAAGGAATTCAAGATAATTCAACAGGCTATTATTATATATTTACTTATCAATTTTGGATATATTTAATAAATATTGCTCTTAAACAATGTTTTGATGAATTAGCCGTTAAAGTTGTTTTAGCGGGTGGAACAATGCCTACAATTTATCAACCTATTTTAGAATTTAATGTATCAGATAAAACAGGCGTATTAAATGCCGATATTTTAGCATTTGACAGTAATTTACCTAATCCAATAATTTTATATTTTAATAATAATTTAGGACAGTTATTTTCTTCATTTCCTTTTTATATAAATACTGGTTCTGGTGACGCTGACGGCTTAAATTATAAAGTCGCTTTTTCGCTTTTTGGTGGTTCAACTGTTATTAATTATCCTGTTACAAATCCAACTTATAAAGCGATTCAGTGTTGGCAGGAATACTCAACGACTACTATTTGGTGTCCTGTTCAATCAGTTGTCTTCACATCAACACTTTTACCAATTGTCAGTAATCAATTATCAAATCCTGTTTTATTAAATAACGGACAGAATATATCTTCAAATGGTAATAATGGTAATTTTGCACAAATATTAACAGATATGATAGCAGAAAATAATAATTTTAAGCCTTTTGTCTATTATACACCATCCGCAGAATATAGACTTTTAGAATTGATTGGTAATAGTCCATTATACACAGTTGACATTCAGATATATTGGAAAGATAGACGTGGTCAGTTAATACCTTTTCGTCTTACGCCAAATGGAACTGCCACCATTAAATTATTATTTACTAAACGAAAAAATTTATTAATTCAAGATATTGGAGGAACAAAATTTACGCATTAAAAAAAAATATATAGAATTATATTTCTTTTAATTTTAAAAATATCTTAGTATATATATATATAAATGGCAGACCTAAAAACCGCTTTAATCCTTGACAGTCGTATTGAAAATTTAACTGACGTTGAAAGTTTTGGCGTTAAATCATCTGGGCAAAATATAACATTTCAACAATATCAAGCGTTGAGTGCTACAAACTCGCTTGTGACGTACCAATTACAAATTCCATCGGAGCAAATAGCGGTAGATAGAGCGATTCTTCAATCAAGTTTGCTCACTTTTACTATCAAAATAGACACATTAGCCGACGGAGTAAGTCAAATACCGCAATACGCCAATGTTTTTAATTTTGGGAATACGGAGGCGTGGGCACCATTTGTGCTTACTAATTGCTTTTCTACTATCCAATCCACGATTAACAATTGTTCAGTGTCTATCAATATCGGGGACATTTTACCGCAACTTTTACGAATGACTTCTCAAAGAGAATTGCAAAAATATAATTCACACACTACGGCTTTAGTTGATGATCAGTGGGGGATGTATAGAGACGCTTGTAGTAATTGGACAACTGGTTCAACTATTACTTACCCGCAAAGAAATAATAATCCACTTGGAGCAATGGGTAATAATGGATTTGATAATAATTTTTGCCCCCGAGGTGCTTTTCCGACATCTGTCAGTATTTTTCAATATACTGGAAATAATTTGGTCAGTCATTCGTCCGTTTGTGCAACAACGGGAAACAGATTTGAAATTGTAATTAGTTCAACTTTCGTAGAACCGATTTTATTATCACCTTTTTTGAATTGTATGCCACACGGCAACCAAGCGGCGTTTTTAGGGCTTAACACGCTTACTCTCAATCTGAACGTAAATAATTTACAGCGAGTTATCAGAACGGGTCAAACCACTGACACCGCAGGGGGCATTGTTCCAACATATAAAATGGCGATAACTGGTGGTTGTGGTGCATACGCCGCCGAGGGTGGTTTTCCCGCTGTTGAATCTGTTCCATTATTCCAAAGCACGAGATTATTGTGTCAGTTTTTAACTCTTCAACCTTCTCAAGTTGCACGAATAGCCCTTCGTAATGTGTGTGAATACACTGATTATCCAAGATTTATCACTTCATCTAACGGTCAGTCAAATTTGGCTGGTGCTACATATTTCAATCTTAACGGCGTTCTTCCTACTTTTCCAAATACAGTGATTGTATCTAACAATATTCAATTAAATCAAATACCAAGTCGTTTTATTATTTGTGTTAGAGTGCCAATTGGCTTACAAACACCCGCTAATACTGACAGTTTTTTAAGTATAACAGGTATATCAATTAATTTTAATAATAAATCGGGTATTTTGGCGTCAGCACAAAGCGTTGATTTGTATAACTTATCGGTAAAAGCAGGTAGTACACAATCTTTTAATGAGTGGAATGGTTATCAAACTGTAAATAATGCAACGACAGGCGTAGTCGCCAACGGTGCAAGTGTACCAGTAACTTATTTACAGCGATATGTCCCTACAATTGGCTCATTATTTGTTTTAGATGCTGTAGACTTGGGCTTGGAAGACTACTTAAGTAGTGGTTCACTTGGTCAATTTAATTTACAGATGAATGTGCAAGTTAGAAATCAATTTCCATACTCAATAGTAAACCCTGAACTTTGTATAATTTGCTGTAATGAAGGTATATTCAGCACGATTGCAGGTAGTAGTAGTGTGATGACAGGGCTTTTAACCCGTGAAAAAACGTTGATGACGAAGGAACAAGAACCCGCAACTGATACGGAAAGTTTTAGACGATTTGTAGGTGGTGTGATGTCAAATAGTTCAATGGCGAACGCTGTAAATTTAATTGGAAAACATTATAAAAAATTACCACTACCACTCGCAAATGCTATAATGGGGTCGGGTAGTTCTGGAGGGGGTTATTCTGGAGGGGGTAGTTCTGGAGGTCGCCGACATTTAAGCCGACATTTTATTTAAAAAATTAAAATAATAAAAATAAATTAAAATAATTATATAACTAATTTTATTTATTTATATATAATATATATATATAAATGATGGAATACAATAGAATGATATCTGACAGAATACGAGAAAATCAATTAGATGCAATACGCCATTATCCTCAGCCAATGATGTTCGGAGGTATTAGAATAACCGCTCACCCGTTAGCATCTGGGAACGAATACGCTAACCCCTCTACATTGGCTACTGGTGGTAATTTAACAAAATCATTCGCAAAATTAGGTAAAGATGTTAGTAAAATTAGTAAAAAAACAATTAACGCTGTAACTCGTGAAATACCAAATATGGCGTCAAAAGTCGTGAATGATAGTGTTGTACCCGCATTAAGTAAATATGGAGAAAAAGCATTAACGAATTATTTAGCCCCCGCTGTTGAAGAAGGTGCAGAAGTAGCCGTAGGAATGGGACGCCGAAGAAAAGGAAGAGGGAGACCACGCAAAAGAAGCGGAAGCGTGAGCGATGAAGAAAGGGGAGGTTCATTTAAATCTGTAATGAAACAAGTCGGAAAAGTTGGTAAACAAGTTATAAATAAAGCGTTACCGATGGCTGAAAAATACGCCGCCAA